TCATTTGCAGTAACGGTAATTCCGGTCCCAGCCCCAACATCAAGCGTTGCAGATCCGCTAGACGACCCCCCAGTAAGTCCGTTTCCGGCAACAACCTCTGTGATATCCCCGATTCCGCCGCCACCACCAACCTCAACCCAATCCGAGCCCGTATACACGTAGATCGCGTCGTCTGACGTGTTGTAGTAGAGGTCGGCTTCTGACGGCGTTGAGGGCGCGCTGCTATAGCGCGGGAGATTTACCTTGTTGAGTAGCTTTGGCATCGGGCCCTCCTAGCGGGGGTTTACCCGATTATAACAACCCTGTACTGGTTGTTGCTTGGGGCGGAGGCAAAGTCCAGAACAACGGTACCGTTTGGGGTTCCTGTAGTCAATCCAACGGTGATGTCTGGGTATACCTTCTCGCCGTTAGAGGTCTGGAACACTTCGGCGACCACCCAAATGTTCCCAAGACCATGAGAGATCGTGTAGGTCGTTGCCGTACCGTCGCCAAGTTGCGCGGTGTACTTCGTCGTTCCGCCAAGTGCCGCGAGTCCTGCGGCGGCAGTAGTCTGACCAGTACCACCGTTGGCGATGGCAAGTGCGCCCGTAACCGCAGCGCTCTGCGCAAGGTTGATTGCGCCAAATGCTGGGGCGCCACCGGCTCCAGGAACCCGAAGAACCTGATCAGCAGTTCCTGCTGTGGTTGCATTGACAGCGCTTGTCCCGTTGCCGAGCAGTACGCCACCAGATGTCAGGGTGCTCGCGCCAGTACCGCCGTTTGCGACTGGAAGCGTGCCGGAAACTTCGCTTCCAAGGGCAATCGTGCTTGCGGTTGTCAGCGCATCGGTACCGCCAGTTGACTTAACGATACCAGCGGTGAATGTTGCAACACCAGTACCACCGCGGGCAACGCCAAGCGTGCCGCTGGTCAGCTTGTCGGTGCTGTGGCTTGGAATGTCTGAAGCAACAAGTGATCGGAATGAAGGGGCAGAAGGCCCACCAGTTGCAGGACCAGCGAACACTGCGTTGTCTGCTGCGGTTGTGGCGCCAGTACCACCCTTGGCTACTGGAAGGGTTCCAGTTACTGTTGAAGTTGAGACATCAACAGCGCTGGTTGCAAGCTTTGCTGCAGTAATCCCGGCGTCCTTGACGCGAAGGGTGTCAGAGGCAATCTCAATGGTTGAGTCGTCAACGTTGACCGCAAGGTCAGTTCCAGTGAGGGTAAGTCCAGCGCCGCCAGTAACTGCGCCAGACCCAGAGAACTGCGTAAATACAAGCGCGGTTGTTCCAAGTGTAATTGTTCCATCGGTGGTAAGAACCCAACCCGTGTTCCCGTTTACTGTTCCCTCTTCAACGAAGGTAAATAGGCCTGGGGTTACCTCTGCGTCAGCATCTGCGTCGGTTGCCCGGACTGCTGCGCCTGAAGCCTGAACAACGTAGATACCGTTCTGGCTGCCCGTTGACTGATTCTTAACAAGGACGCGGTCGCCAGTGGCAAGCGTAATCCCGTCAATTGCGTCGCCGTTTTCAAGAGCAGTGGCAAGTGCAACGTTTGCAGTTGTGGCAACTCGGACCGATGCCTTGACATCAAGTCCAGAGGCTACGCCGTCTACGTATGCCTTGGTCGCTGCGTCAGTTGCGTTGGTTACCGCGCCAGAGATAGTTACGCTTGTTGCGCTAACGGTCCCAGCGGTGAAGTTCCCCGACGCATCGCGCTTAACGATTGTGCTTGCGGTGTTTGCATCAGTGGCGTTATTGACGAGCGTGTAGTGCGCAGCGGACATTGAGCCAGCGTTTGAGCCGTCCGCTGCGCTAATGGAGATGGTAACGGTCCCGCCTGAGGTTGACTTCTGAATCGGACCAGTAACTTCAATGCCGTCAATAGACCCAACGGGCTCCCAGGTTGTGCCATTATAAACATTAACAACCTTGGTTACTGAGTTGTAGTAGACCTGACCCTGAGTTGGGCTCGCAGGGGCCTCGGGCAGGACGTGGATTACGGCATTACGAAGTTCATTTTCCTGAAGGTCAAGGTAGCTGCTAAGTTTAAGATGGGTCAGTATCTGCACAATATTCTCCTCAGTTTAGGTAGGCGTAGCCGCCAAAAGCCGCCGCAAATGTCACTGTAATCTGATTATCCGAGCTATACAAGACCTCGCCTATCTGGACGTTCCCAGCGCTGTCAACAATCGTCACGCTTGGGCGCCTTCCAAGGTTGTGCGTGATTGTCCAGCTAGAAGATGGAGACGCCTGGTTGTGGGTATATGTGGTTTGACCAACAATGGCGGTTGAGTTTGAGGAGGTGGTTGATATGTTTGCGTCTGAAATTATGACAGAATCTTGATCCTGTCCAATAATTACATTAAAATCCTCGCTCACCTAGTTACCTCCCCCGAAACCTTAAACTCTCCCTCAATCACACGAATGACAACGCCTGCTGGGGAAATAATTTCAAGGTCATATCGATAGTTTCCAGCTGGTATTTTTGCAGAAGTTCCCGCTGGAACCGTAATTTCAATTTCTCCATCTGCTTGCAGGACAAGACCGCCGCCGCCACTTGTCAAAGACAGGTACTCCTCAACGGAGCTTCTGGACTTTCTAACCTTCATTCTTCCGGAGTACGAGCTGATGTTAATGGGCGTGTTGTTGCTGTCCGTGTATGTAACAACGCGGACAAAGGTGGTTCCCTGCTCACAGATCATGTCATAGACGTTGGCTGGCATGGGGTGATTGTCGCACAATAAAGAATAAAGTCAACATAAGTTGGTTTTGGGATGCCTTTGTTGTATGATTGGGCCATGGGAAAGCCAGGAAGAAAGCCACAGGCACAAATTGACGCGTTGCGGGAGAAAATCACGCAACTGCTTCTTAATGGCGTCCCGACCGCCCAAATTGCCACCGCGACAGACCTTTCCGTTCATACGGTCAGGGAGCACATTAGAAATATTAGAAAAAAGTGGGCGGAAGATCAGCCAGATCAAATACTTACCCGGGCCGAGCTTGTCCAGAGGGCAAGAATGATTGGTCAGCAAGCAGCCATTGGGGCCTCAAAGGCTCGTGGCTCTGCAATGGAGGTTCAATATCTTAAGATACAAATAGAGATTCTAGATAAGGTCGCCAAGCTAACTGGAGCATACGCCCCGGTCCGTCAAGAGGTAACTGGCGCAGATGGGTCGGCAATAGAAATATCAAGGACACCGCATGAAATCGACACGCTAACAGCAACAGAGCTTTCAGACAGATTAAAGGTTTGGGCAAAAGAACTGGAGAACAATGTTGAACCAGAAGCAAAGCAAATTGAAGAAAGCAAGCCCGCCAACTAACGATCAGTATCGGGAGTGGCTAAGGGTTCAGGCAGCAAAGTCTGACGCAGCTTTTGCCGAATATATAAGCGACCTTATTTTTCCGCGCCATCTTCGCGAAATGGAAGTATTTTTAAATAAAAACGAGAGAGCCCTTGTTTTAATGCCAAGAGGCCACGCCAAAACCACCATGCTTATACACCGCACGGCAAGAATGATCGGACTTACCAAGGGCAAAATTAGAATCGGAATTGTTACCTCTGTTCTTTCGGACGCACTTGCCAGGTCTAGGGCAATAAAAACAATAATTGAGTCTGCAGAATTTGCCGAAGTTTTTCCTTGGGCAAAGTCTGGAGTGGCGGGCGGAAAATGGACAGACGAGGTCTGGACAATTAAAGGAGTAAACCTTGGAAAAGATGCTACGTGTTTCGCCGACGGGTTGACGTCCATTAAGCCCGGTCCGCGACTTGACCTTCTTATTGCAGACGACATTGTCGGGCTTAGAGAAAACGCAACTCCAACACAGCGACAAAAGGCAAGTGAGACATATTGGCAGGTCATCGACCCAATGCTTGTCCCTGGTGCAACAAGGTGGTACATTGGGACAAGATGGCACGAAGACGATTTTTATGCAGAAATTGAAAGCAAGGGAATTCCAACCTACTTAAGGAGATCGCTTGAAGAAGCTGGGCCTCTTTGGCCAGAGATGTATACGACCGAAGCGCTTGAGCAAAAAAGGGAAGAGCTCGGAACCCCAATTTTCAATCTTCAATATCAAAACGACGTTACCTCAATGGGCGGGAACATCTTTAGGTATGAGTATTTTAAATACGTCGACCAAGTCCCGCCTGGGGCAAGAAGGATTGGGGTTGACCTTGCTGCATCTGAGCGAGAAAGGTCTGACTACACCGCCGCCGTTGAGGTTCTTGAGGACGAAGAGCACAATCTTTATGTTCTTGGAGCTTATAGAACAAGAATTCAGCAGGGCCATCAAAAATGGCTTACCGGCGTTGAAAAGGACGGAACCCTTATTGACGACCCAAGCAGCCCAAGACTTCTTTGGCCAGCGAGGTTTGTTGGTCTTAAAGGTCAAAAGGATGTTTGGGGTGAGGAGCCAAGAAGGGTCACAGAGGTCAACATTGAGTCGGTTCAGTATCAATCAACTTTTGTAAGGGAAATGGTGACCGAAACAAGACTGCCCGCCCGAGGCGTGCGCCCCGAAAGGGACAAGGTGTTTAGGTCAAGGTCGCTTGCCGCAAGGTATGAGGCTGGCAAGGTTTTCCACCTTAAGGGAGGGCCAGGTATTCGACAGCTTGAGTCGGAAATGATGTCATTCCCAAATAGCGAGCACGATGACCTGGTAGACGCGCTTGTTTATGCCGCTGACGTTGGCAATTCTGGGTTTTACTTTACGTCGGCGAAACGGTAAAACCTATCTATCAAGAATAATATTTTCTTGGTTTTTTAGGGAGACGGAAAAACCGTATTTGCCATAGTAGGCCACGATTTCGTCCATCCTTCCGTCGTGCTCAACACATACCATTTCGGTAGAAAATTTATCGGGATCAAACTGCAGGGACAAACCTGCCGATGTACCCTCAACGTCAATAGAGACAAACTCAATAATTGGGTTTATTGACTTTGCAAGGTCCAGGACTTCTTTCATTGTGACGATCGGGACGTATATCTCAAAAAAATGAGACTTTGAGCTTTCTATTGCCTGGACATAGTCTTTCCATTTTTCGTAGTTTTGTGTTTCCATTGTTGAAACACCGGAGTGCGGGGCTTCCCACATCATCCTGATTCTTTTTTCTGGGTCAGTCTGATCGGTAATCATGGCGTTTACCAGGGTCATCTTTTTGTTTCCACTGTAAAGCTCAAAAAGTCTAGAAAATGAGAATGACGAGCCGTCAACAAGAACTCCGGACCAGCCAATCTCGGCAAGTTTTCTAGTGTTGCTTAGGTTAACCCCGTCATAAGCCCCAATATCCAGAAAGCATCCTGACCTGCCGTCAAATCTGCTGAGAATTACCTCTTCTTCGTTGTTTTGCGAATACACGGCTAAAAGCCTTCTTTTTCTTTAAACTGCCAGATGGTCTGCTTTTTGCATTTCCAGCAATTTGACATAGCCATGTTCTCAACGACACTCCTTCTTACCCCCTCTTCGGGCTTGTCCTTAACCGTTTCCCCGCAACGCGTGCAGAGCCAGAGTCCAGGCTTCACCTTCTCATCCCCCACAAGCCGATAGATCCACACATCCCTTTGCTTGTTTGGGTGCGGCCTTGTCTCAATCCTATGCCCCTCTTCCCTGAGCTCACGGAGGCGTTTTAGTCCCTCGCTTCCACCAACCTGCGGGCTGGCAATCTCGGGGCCTTCAATCCACATGTTTAGCTTGTCCAAGATCAAAATCCTCCCTGGATGATATTTAGGTGTATCCGAAAGGATGATACAACTAACGCATAGATTTTGTCAATTGCCAATAAACTCAACGATTTGCCCTTGATCCAGCTTCGAGTATTGCCGGAATATCATCAAAAATCTCGGGGAAATGGTCGTTCAATTGGGTCCAAATCATTTTGGCTATTTCCTGGATCTCAGGCTGGGCGGATGAGTGCATTCTGAGCGTGACAATGTGCCTCCACTCCCGCAGGTTTGATTTCATAATAATCCTTGTCCTGGTGGCGTTGGGAAGGACATACCTTGAAAACTGACCCTTGACCCCCATTGCCCGAAGCTTCTGGTAAGCCTCAAAGGAAGATTGAATAGAATTCTTATAGACCTCCAGGGCTTCTGGATTTTCAAAAAACTCTGGCGGGGTAAAGAATATGTCTTCCGGGCTTTCTTCCTCGTACTTCACATACCTCTGGCTTTCCTGCTGAAACGAGGCGAGCCTGTGGCGGACGAGCTCATGGCTGACCACCCTGGAGCACTCGATGGAGAACGTGGCGTCGACCATTTCAATCATGGATTGGTGGCCCGACTCAATCCACCTTTTTACGATCTCCTTATCCCCCATCTTTGCAAGGGATTTCTTGCCGTAGTCGACCCTTCCGGCGTATTCAATGAGATCTATGGGCTCCTGAAATTGCTCTCCGTCACCCCATGGCCTTGTCATCGAGATCAACGTTGCTTTTGGCTTCATGGTCTTCCTTTTTTGCTTCTTCCATGATAATTTTTATTGACTTATCCAGGCCCAGAAGATACGCCAGCCTGGTTGCGGAGTCAACCTTGCCAGGCATGTCTCCCTTGTGTTCAGTCAGTGCGGCAAGGATCAGTTCGCTAATCCTTTTGGCAGAGCGTTTAGCTGCGCTCAATTTCAATCCCGTTGATAATTTCCTTGAGCTCGCTGCTTACCCCGTTTGCGGCCTCCGCAAGCGTCATTGCGGCTGACATTACCTGGCTGCTCTTGCCCTTGACCGAGAACCTAACATCAAATGTCCAAACCCCATACCCGTTGTCCGGAGAAAAATATTTAATAACTATGTTCTCCTCGTCAGCCTCAACGCCGTACACCTTTACGATGTTCGATACGGACTGGAATATCCTCGCAACGGCTGCCTCTGTCTGTCCCTCAATCTTAAATCGAGCAAGGTTTTTTACCGTAGCCGAAAAGGCAGATGCGTAAAAGTCATCAAGCTCTTCGCTTCCAGGCTTCGACCACAGCAATTCCGGATCTTTTTCTTCCATGCTGGAATCATATCCTAACGCTATGGCGATTCCAGACTAGGACATGCTGCTAATCAGGTCCCTGCAGGTCTGGACAACCCTGTCAAGGTCTTTACCGTTTGCACTACCGGCAATTCTCTTTTCCCTTCTATCCCAAATGACCGCAATCCACTCTTGGCCGTGCTTGCCGATATGGATTACTTCGAATCTTGACTTTTGATCATTGACATCTGCCATTTGGTCTCCTCCTCAAGGGGCTTTCCCCACTCACCCCTTTTGAGGGCGATGGCAATTAGGGCGTAGTTGGCTATATCAAAAAGTGCGTCTTCAAACGCTTCGTCTTTATGTTTTTCTTCCAAGTCGTTCAGGTGGACCTTGCCATCGACAATGGTGCCATTTAAACTCTTCATGACTCGAGACATCTTGTCGTTGGCGACCCTACTCAGAACGCCATACAATCCTAGCTGTTGAATGTTCAAATTTCCATACTTTGATTGTCTGTCTACGAGCACGTTCCACGACTCGTTAAAGATTTTGGCAAATGCCTGCTGAAACGTCTCCTCGCGGCTCATGAAAGACCGCCAGAGTTTTGGGCAATCCAAATAAGTGCTGCAAGGTTTGATACAAAAATTAAAAACCCAACAAAAAGTGCTGATATGGTTTCCTTAATGTCCCTCGAAGAGGCCATTGCAAACAAAAGAACCCCGTGCCAAAGAGTTGTAAAGCCGAGCAAAATCGTAATCACCAAAACTGATAAATCCACTATTTTTTCTCCTTTTTACCCCCAAAGAACATCGGCAGACACTCGCCGCAGACGCTTTGATTTCCAAATCCATTGCCATTGTCCTTGCCAACGGAAATCACGTTTTCTTTTCTCATCTTGCAAACCGAGCAAAGAACCTTTTTAATCTCCTTCATTTCCCTACCCCTTATGCTGCTTGCAGACGTACCTCATGATATCGCTTTTCTTTCCACCTGCAAAGTCGATGACCCTTTGGCTGTATACGTCGTTTGACATAAGGACCTTGCCACAGCTGGCGCAGGACCTGTTTGTGGCCCGTGCCTTCTGTGGCTGGGAGGATTGATTCTTTACCGCTATCTTGGCTGCCATAGAAGAATCCTAACACACGCAAAATCAAAACATCTTGCGCAATGGACCTGCTAAGGTACTGTTCTTGTGCGGCGGCTTCCATGCCCCGCCGCTGGGGCCTTTCGCCCCTGCCGCCTCGGTGGTTTCCTCCTTTTCCACCGGGGCGGCTTTTCTCATTCTGGAACGTCCTTGCCCTCAATGAGCCAAAGGAAGAAACCGGTGGCCGTGCCCTTCTTCTCAACGTATCTTCGATAGGCGTTCACAAGCGGCTCGGCTTCTTGTCGCTCCAACCTCAACTCGATTCCGCCGATCTTGACAATCATTGCCATGTTTGGGTCTAGCTGTGGGGCAACCCTCTGCGCAATAGTTCCGTCAACCGAATCAGTGTACTGGGTTGTGATTGCGTTTGGGTCTTGCGGGATAACGGTTGTCGATGGGCGAAGCATTTCATCTGACGGCATGTCAAGATCGTCGGCGTACCCACTAGCGATCAAAAGATCCTGCTCGTTGAGGCTTTGAATCAACTCTTCAAGTGCCTCTTCGTCGTAGTAGCCAAGATCTGAAGCCCGATTGTCAGCAAGGGCAAATGCAGTTGCTGTTTTCTCGTCGTCGTCAACCCAGACAACCGCAATCTGCTTCCACCCAAGCTGCTTGGCGGCCTCAAACGTGTGGTTGCCAGCAATCACTTCTCTTGTCGACCTGTTAACCACGATTGGCTTTCTTTGGCCAAACTTGGCAAGCGACTTCATCACGGTGTCGACACTGCCTTTTCTCGGATTTTTGCCCCATGGCTTTAGCTCGTCAATTTTTGTCGCGAGCGGGATAAGGTCGTCGATAATCATTTTGACTCCTTTGCAATTTCTTCTCTTAGCTCAACCAAAAGGTTTTTTGACTTTTCAAATGCGGCAACCATTGAGTCAATAGATGTCAGAAGTTGTCGCTGTGCACTTCTCACGGTCGAAACAATCTGCTTGTCTTTTGCGTCAATCTCTCGATATTTTTCTAGGATCAATCGTTTTGTTTTTGATTTTGGCGGGACGCCAAGCGATGCGTAGCAACGCAACGTTTCTGCGGTTACCCGATATTCTTTTGCCAGTAACTTGCACGCCTCAGTGATAGACGTGACATGCGCCGGGGAGCTCTCAATGAGCACCTTTTGGACAATCCACGGCGGAACGCCATCACCCGCATAAATCTTTTCCATGAACCCTCCTTCTTTGGCCTGTTTGCGGATGCTATCACAGGCTGGCTGTGGATGCAATTTTAGAGATAGTCAGAGCAAGAAGCGTAGTATCCGCACTCGCATATGAGCTTGCACTTGTGGTCAGCAAGCTTTTTCCCGCAATTAGGACATGTTCGTATAATATCCTCTGGATCATTTTCTTCCGCCATTTTTTGTGTTTCATCACTTGACATGGAAGGTTTCCTGTATACAATAAAACCAGTATCTCAGGTACAATATGGTTCTTAAGTACCAGAGTACCAAAGAAACAGTATTCCAAGAAATACCTTGTTCCTTCGGGTACAGCAATTCCTAAGATTCCTTCGGTATACAATACCTCAGGAATCTTAGGAATTCTGTACCCGGTTACTTATTGTTCTTAAGAACATTCGGTATTTCATACCTCATGTTCTTAAGACCAATAAGTAACCTTTTAGGCAGGATCATGACAATGTTATACGATATTTTCACTTTGACGGGATTTGACACGGCTGAAGTTTTAGCTTATCGTTGTACCAGCTCAAGGTATTTGGGCAAAAAGTAAGGAGATAAAAATGAGTGGATCAAAGCAGATCACCATCGTCGAAGCGGCTGAGATTCTTGGAGTTAGCTACTCCGCGGCAGTCCAGGCCTCTAGGCGATACGGCTGGCAGAAAATGAATGCTGGCAGGGGGCCAAAGGGTGGCCGACCAAGAATTACCTATAGCCTCGCAGAGGTTGAGAAGTATCAAAACGGCAGGAATCGGCAGACGTTTAGGCCGCGCAAGGCAAACGACTCTTTGCTTCAGGCAGTTCAAGAAGCAGCCAAAAACAGAAAGCCGATTGGCAGGATTGCAAAAGAGCTTGGCGTAAGCCACTTTTTGATCGGCAGCGCGGCGTATGAGCTTATTGCTCGTGGCAAAAAGTATTAGGAAAAACTAGATTAATTCGGTTGCCGTCGTAGCTCAGTGGATAGAGCAAGGGACTTCTAAGCCTTTGGTCGCAGGTTCGATTCCTGTCGACGGCGCCAAATATCTGGTATAATTGACAAATGAACAAGCCAATGGCCCTGCAGATCCTGCAGGAGAACAAGGCGAGAATGACCGTCGGTGACAACTGGCGGGACATTGTTGACCCCAACTTTTACGTCAAAGCTGGCTGGCCGCCAGAGTGGATTGACGAAATTTACCGACCGCACGCAACGCAGTCGGGAACAGTTTTTGGGGTTTGGCACCTTGACTTTCTGCGAGCACTCGCAAAAGCAATTGGTATCCCCGAATCACCAGACCTTGGTGCGTACTCGGAGGCCAGGCATTTGGCAATTGCCATATGGCAGAAAGTCATGGAAGAAGGAGAAAAGAATGAGAAGCAGTAAGCCACACGGGCAAAAGTCGGTAAAGCTAATGACTGACGGCGAAATTGTCAGGCTTCACGAAAAAAGAGTTTTGACATTTAGTTGGGTTGCATTTCTTGATGGGGAAAGCGACCGGACGATTAAGGACTACTATCGAAACGCAATGAAGAGACTGGCAGAAATTGACAACGAAATTGTCAGCAGGGAGATAAAGATCAGTTGCCACTGATCAACGCTTCCAGGGGCGTTCTTTTTTCAATTGCTATTTTTTTGTCTGCCCCTGTGTACATTCAGCCAAGGAGCGTTGCGCTTGACGTAGATCAAAGAGACAGCTGGGCGCTTGAGGAGGAAGGCGAAACTTCCCCAAGTAAATTTATGTCTGGTCTTGCAACGTGGTACGACGCCTCAAAAAACAACGCCTGGTACACCGCCCCAAACAAATGGGGTGATGCTTTCGAGATGTACGGGGCGGCGGGGCCAGCCCTCAGAAGAGCAATGGGACACAAGTGGATGAGGGAGCCTTATGCAGTAAGGATTACCTCAAAAAAGACAGGCGAGAGCGCAAAGGTTTGGATTACAGACTATTGCGGGTGTCAGGGAAGAGAGAAGGACCCCGACGACACAAGGCTTATTGACCTTGCCCCAGCGGTGTGGGAAAAGCTTGGGGTTGACCTTTCTAAAGGGGTAATGAAGGTCACGCTAGAAATCCTAGAATAATCCACATCAAGTCGTATAAGACATAAAATAATCAGCGTGTATAATGCCGCCCATGGCAAAGATTGTTGTTGCTGGCGCTGGCGGATTTATCGGTGGTTGGCTTGTCTCCCGACTGACGGAAGACGCCTCCAACGAAGTGGTTGCTGTTGACAAAAAGCCGCTTTCATCCTGGGAGCAGATTTCTAGCCTTTCAATCAACTACGACAACTCCGACCTGAGGTCATATGAGGAGTGTGTCAAGGCCGTTTCCGGAGCCGACACCGTTTACAACCTGGCTGCGGACATGGGCGGAATGGGGTTCATTGAAAACCACAAGGCAGACTGCATGCTTTCTGTCTTGATCAGCACCAATATGCTTCTTGCGGCAAAAAACCAAAACGTTAAAAGGTTTTTCTATTCTTCAAGCGCATGCGTCTACGCTGCCGACAAGCAGGTCGACACCGACGTAACCGCGCTCAAAGAGGAAGACGCCTACCCGGCAATGCCGGAAGATGGATACGGATGGGAAAAGCTTTTCTCTGAGCGGATGGCCCGCCATTTCCTTGAAGACTTTGGGCTCGAAACTCGGGTTGCCAGATACCACAATGTCTACGGCCCTAAGGGGACTTGGAACGGCGGGAGGGAGAAGGCACCAGCTGCAATATGCAGGAAGGTCTCAGAGGCAGTCATAAGCGGAAAGCATGAAATTGAAATTTGGGGAGACGGAGAGCAAACAAGATCATTCATGTATATCGACGACTGCGTCGACGGGACAATAAAGATTTGCCAGTCGGACATTGTTGAGCCGCTCAATCTTGGATCATCTGAGCTGGTCTCAATCAATCAGCTTGTTTCTACTGTTGAGGAAATTGCTGGCGTGAAACTTAAGAGAAGATACAACCTTGATGCGCCAAAAGGCGTGAGGGGCCGAAACAGCGATAACACAAAGATTCAAGAGCTTCTTGGTTGGCAGCCTTCGATCTCTCTTTACAACGGACTTGAGAAGACATACGCATGGATTTACGACCAGGTCGCTTCTGGTGAGTCATCTAAAAATGAAATGGACTGCGGATCATGAGCTACAAGAGGCTTTCAATCTTGATACCAACGCTTCATAAGCGAAGCAAGCTTTGCCAGCAACTCACAGATGAGCTCACGCGTCAGCTTACGGTTGACGTTGAGTTTATGCTTCTACCGGACAACGGCGAGCGAAGCATTGGCGAAAAAAGAAATGCGCTGCTCGAGGCAGCAATTGGAGACTACGTTGCGTTCATTGACGATGACGACATGATTTCTCCGGACTACATTGAAAAAGTTTTGACCGCCCTCGAAGAGGACCCAGACTGTACGTCGCTTACAGGAATCATCTACGAGCCGGGCGGCGGTCAAAGAAAGTTTATCCACTCGGTCGAGTATGAGGGCTGGTACACAAAGGACAATATCGACTATCGTTACCCAAACCATCTCAACGCGATCAAGAGAAAGTACGCTACCAAAGTCGGTTTCCCGGAGATTAGTCATGGCGAAGACAGAGCGTTTTCCGACAGGATTCAGCAGTACCTAAAGAAAGAGTCAAAAGTGGACGGCGTGATTTACCACTACTACCCAGGAGGCTCTAGAAGGTGAAGCTACTTATCAAGTTTCCAACCAGACAGAGGCCAGAAATGTTTTTTGAGACACTCTCCAAATATATTGAGATGTCATCAGGAAAGCATCACATTGAATACGTAATCTCAATGGACAACGATGACGCCAGCATGAACAACGATGAAATCAGGGCCAGGCTAGACGCCCTTATTCTTGACGGCGTTGACATTAAATACTTTTACGGTGACTCGAAGACAAAGATTGAGGCGATCAATGCCGACATGGAAAAGTCAAGCGATGACTGGGATATGGTCTTCAACGGGCAGGACGACATGACTCCTACGGCCCAGGGCTACGACGACATCATGCTTACACGGCTTATCGAGCTCTTCCCTGACACCGATGGTGCGATATGGCTCAATGACCAGTACATGGGCTATGACGAAAACTGCACTATTGTCTCGGCCGGAAGAAAATACTACGAGCGCTTCGGCTATATCTACTACCCAGGATATGGCTCAGTATTTGCTGACAACGAATACACGGAGGTCGGCAAGGCTCTTGGGCTTTTGGTTTACGTTTCTGACAGAATCGTGAAGCACGATTGGGTTGGCAAGAATCAGTCGCTTGACCCGCTCTTGCTCAGGAACGAAGAGCCAGCAATATATCAGGCCGACAGGCTCATATTCGAAGATAGGAAATCAAAGGGCTTCCCGAAGGATCGATAATGCGGATCTCTGACGAGGCCCCAGAGTCGCTCCTCCCGCATCCAGTAAACCCCAGAACTGGCGATGTTGGCGCCATTGTTGAATCCATAAAGAAAAACGGCTGGCACGGCGTTGTGGTTTGCCAGACATCAACCAGGCATATCCTCGTTGGCAATCACCGCGTCAAGGCGGCGATGATCCTTGGTATGGAAAAGATTCCGGTTCAATGGGCTGACGTTGATGACAACCGCGCCAAGGCGATTCTCCTTGCAGATAACAGGGCTTCAGATCTTGGCACATACGACGACGACATCCTTGCCAAGCTGGTGTACGAGACCGCGGTAGATGGATTCCTTGACGCAACTGGGTACGACATTGAAGATATGGATAGGCTGGTTAGACAGGCAATGGAGCCAGAGCCGCTAGACATCGACGAGAAGAAGACCGAGTGCCCAATGTGCGGGCACAGATTTTACGCGGTGGCGCTTGGGGGAAGGCGTGGTCGTCGGTCTTCCCACCCGGGAGGATCAAAGTCTTGAGGAACGTTTAGCCAAAGAATTGAAATCGAGCTTTTCTCCGACGCAGCCATCACGGCGTCAAGCGCCTCCTCTGGGCTAAGCGTCAAATATATTTTCCCGTCAATCTCAACGCGCCACACCTCAACGCCAGTCGTGTCTTTGGTGATGGTCGCTACGCCGCTCAAAGTCCGAATTTCCTAATGATCTCTTCGGCCTTGATTGCGCCGCTCGTTTCTCTTGGCGTTGTGGATGACTTAAAGACAAGAACTGTTGGCACGCTCTTGATGTGATACTGAGAGACAAGCTCGGGGTGGTTGTCCACGTTGATCTTCACAATGTGGACATCTGGCTTGATCTCATTAAGCCGCTTGAGCTCTGCGTCTACCGCTTTGCATGGCTGGCACCACGGTGCCCAGAAGTCTACGATGACTGTGTTTGAGCCAATAAGGCCATCAAGGGTTGGCTGGGTAAGGTCGGTGATCATGGGTCCCTCCGCTATAGATTTTAGGTAGGCAGATTATCGCACACCTGAGATCACTTTTCACCTCTGGTATGCTCTGGCGGATGAAAAAGTCGGCCTCTCCCAAGGAGTTTTCGTTCACGCTTGTCCACCCCCAGGACATGCCTGAGCTGGTGCGAGCCTCCTGGGAGCCTACCCTCAATCTTGTGCAAGATGTGATAGACAGATATCATATCAAGATGAGACAAGTTAAACTTCACTATCACAAAAACCCAAGAAAGGTGTGGGGAAAGAATCACCCGTACGGGCACAGCATCTACTCGCACCGCGAGATCGTCCTTTGCGCGCAAGATTTCGACACCGCGCTGCATGAGGTCGCGCACGTCTGGTCAAAGAATCCACACACCGACAAATGGGCCCGATGCTATTTCCACCTCATAGAGAAGTATCTGACACCGGAAGAGTTTAAACTAAAACTTAAAAAGGCGAAGAAGGCATATAAGCCCTGCGCGAGAATGGCGCACCTGTTTGAGTTTGAAGAAGAGGACGATGATTAAGGTTGTCTACGGCGTGGAGCCGGATCAGGAATGGCATGATGTTATCACCTTCATGAAGGAAGTTGCTGCGTCAGAAGATATTGATATATCTGAAATCGAGATTGGCGACGAGAGCGAGGGGTGTGCGTTCGCATCCGTCTACGAAAAAAAGATTTATTTATTTTCTAAGTCCCGCGCTGTTGCCTTACACGAACTGGCGCACATTGAGACACTTGAGGGACACACGTGGGACTGGGCCATCTGCTTCGCCTACTTCTGCAAGACGTATCTCCAGGAACAAGAGTACCTGAGGGAAATGTTCAAGGCGGAAAAGCAATACAAGTCTGTCAACGGACTCGTGCAGTACCTTGCCGCCAATGACTCCCTCGACGAGACATCACGCTGGGCGTGGGGGAAGACCAAGTGAGCAAGAACTGGGAGCAACGAGAGAAGAAGGTCGCCAAACGAGCAAAGGGTATGCGCATGAACGGCAAAGGAACCGTTCGGCAGCAGAACGAACTCCGCGAGCGTGACCGCCGCCGTCGAAGCGAAGACGAAGACATCAACACGTGAGGGATCGAAGCCCGTAGGGGCGAGACTCGCCGCAGCGAGGCTCGACGCGAAGCGCGAGAGCCCGACCCGAGCTTGCGAGGGGCACGCCCAAATGAGCATTTGACAATAGAAACCCATAGGACGTATACTCAAACCCTAGGAGGAACTCATGGTGCTAGGAATGCTAGAGAACGAACGAGAGAGAGCAGAGATCGCAAAGATGGATCTACAAGCAGCCTATCAACTGTGGAAAGAAGGAAAGCTCAGGCTCACCCTCGCTCGCCATGCAGCGCAGGTGTGTGAGTGCGACTGTGGGAATCGTGTTCAGTTGATGTGTGGGCAGAGCAACCACTGGGAGATGCGCCAATCCCTCGCATACGGTATGAAAGCCGATGGAGAAACAGTGCATGAAGGGATTATTTCTCAGGGGTAAAACGAGTGGTGGAAACGCAGAGGTTTTGCAGTTTCGTGCTCAAATGATACGGAGGGAGACCGGGATGGTGGTGTGGAGGATGATAGTTTGAGGTGAGTGTGCGTGCGTCGCAAAACACTGCGACACCCCCCGCCCGAATCCCTCCTCCACGCCCCACACCGCATTCGTTGTGTTTTCCCGAACATCACGCAGTTATTCAGGCTGCTAATATGGGGATATGACAAAAACACTCGAGGGCGATGAGCTAGTACCGCGGCCAATCGGCGTCTGCAACTTCTGCAACGATGTCGCACGGGTCTACGAGCAGGAGGACGAGTACCGGAAGTTATTCGTCCTCTGTATACGGTGCATCCGCGATATCACCGCGTCGCGAAATC